GCACCTGTGGCAAGCTCGGTAATAACACCCACCGTTGTCAGGTATGCCTGAACAATATCTTGAACGGTGCTGGACTCAATGAGACTAGAGCGGAACGTGGCTCTTGCACTGGGTGCGTCTGCTCCAGACGCCGTTTCTAAAACTGCGGAAAAATATGATTTAAACGCAGCAACAACATCGGCGGCGGTAGTAGCCTCTACGATTTGGGCGACAAACACCGTCAGAGCAACAATGTTATCGGTAGCTGTTGCGGATTCACTTAGGTTGGGGTTATACGTACTGCCCGGCGCATTAATTGAATCTGTAGCGGTTACAGACTCAAGGATGTAGGCAAACAGACCCTTAATGGAAGATGGCAGGTCAGTGATGGTGGCCGCTTCAATAACGGCGGCAAGAAGCGTTGCTCTAGCTGATGCGGCGTCCGTAATGGTGGCAAGCTCTGCGATCACAGACTGAGCGGTCATTCTTGCACTGTCGGTATCAGCCCCCGTAGCTGTTTCTGCAATCAGCGAAATTGCGCTCAAAATTGCCGACTCTACATCGGAGCCGGTAGCCGTTTCGGTGATGCTTGCTTTTGGCTGGAATGTTGCAAAGTTGGAATCAGTGACTGTGGCCGACTCAGCAATAGACCGAAGATACAACAGGCTTGCAAAGGCTAGATCTGTGATCGTGCTAACTTCAGAAATGTTGCTTCTAAAAACCGCTTTGGAAAAAATACTGTCTGTGCCTGTGGCCGAATCAAGAATTACCCCTATAAATACCCCCTGTGAGGTGACAACGTCTGCTCCAGTTGCGGTTTCTTGCAATACAGATCGCGCAATCAATTGAGCTAAAATTGCATCCTGCGCGGTAGAAGCCTCTGCTACAGACGCAGCGTAAACCGACCCGGTTAAAGGTAGGGTGGAAAACGGTGCTTCTGAAAAGGTAGAAAAACCAAACATGGCTTACTCTACCAATTTTTTACTTCAGCAGTCTTGCGCATCTTCAAAACCGACTTGCAGTTTCAGGTCAGCATATAAACCATCCATCAGATTACCCTGTGGAGTTGGGCAATAGAAAGCGTGTTGTGCAACTTCCTGTGCGTTTGCTTGCCTAGCATCAGCATTGGCAGACACAGACACTTGGTACTGCACTTGGTCTTTGTTGCCAAAGATGTTGGTGATGCGGGCGTATGCGTCTGTGAAGGGGACGCCTACATTGCTTGTGGAGATAGAGATTTTCAGAGCCATTAGAAAGTTACCTCAGTTGTTTCGATTTTTGTTACCCATCGGATTGTAGTTGCTGCTGCACCAGTAACTTCAACTTTAATACCGCCGTTGGTGGTGTCGGCAGTTATTGCCAATACCCAAGTAACAGCCCCTGCGTCTTGAGCGATGACAGTTGGAGTGACAGCCGCAACCAAAGCAGTGGATGCAGCGTTAGCACCACGCTTAATAACGCCTTCAAACTTCCAACCCGATGTAGTACCGCCAGCCGTTACGTTGGCAATGCAAGTGCCTTGGAATGTATAGGCGCTGTTGTTGGGTAGGATGACTTGATTTGTTGTGGATGCGGCAGATGAGTCGCTTCTAAGAACAGTTGCAGTTGCGTCTGTGGTTTGTCGGCCAAGAATTAAAGTCGCTGATTGTTGTACTCCACTTTGACTAGCAATCGGGAAATAACTTGCAGGTGCTACAAAATTACCAGCAATTGATCTTGTAGTTCCATGTGCGCCGCCAACAACAACAGACCTATCAGAGTTTGCTAAATTGTTATTCCCGCCCAAAATAGCAGTAGCGCCGCCGGTTGCTTGGTTGGTTGAACCACCAACAACAACAGCGCTTGGATTGCTTGCTGTGTTGCTTGTGCCACCAACAACAGCAGCATTTGTACTGCTTGCCGTGTTGCTTGACCCACCAACAACAGCAGAACTTGAACCGCTTGAAGTTCCGTTGCCAATACATACAGCACCACTTCCAGATGCAACAGAGTTCTGGCCTCCAAAACATACTGAATTAGCACCAGATGCACTTGCGGCTGCGCCACCAGCAATAGCATGATTTGCGGTAGCACTTGCGGATGAAAAAGCCACTGCTCGGTAGGCGGGTGATGATACGGGCGACTCAGTTAAAGAAAGCCATCCAGTTTCGGCATTACCAGCAACTCCTGTTGAAATTGCATTTTTACAATATACAAGTTCTAAAATTTTTCCGGGAGTGCCGTAATAAATACCAGAGGCAAATTGTGCAGCGGTTCCATCTCTTGCATCGCTAGAATAGATGTTTATGCCTTGGCTGTTGCCTCCGTATCTGGCAACAATAAACCTGATAACTTTGCCTTCAGGCGGGGATGTTGGCAAGTAAACTCGTATAGTGTTGGTTCCTGCTCCCGTTCTAAAATACTGAATTGGAGCACAATCATCTGTTAGTGAAATAGTTCTATCGGCAGAAGTAGATGCTTGTGCAGTAAAAAAATCCCACACCTGTATTGCAGGTGTGTTCTCGGATGCAAAGCCCGTAAACATTAGTAATCCCCACCGATAGCAGTCAGGTGAAAGCCTGCCGCCACTGCTGTACCAAATGTAGCATACACCCGATAACCTGCCGCCAAACTAATGTTCAAAGGCAAGATAATGTCAGGTTGTTCTGCTGTTTGCGATACCGTTGTTGCAGACAAGGTGCGCTCAAGATACAGCGTGTTGTTGGCCGCAGTCGTTGTGACTGAGCCGTTGTTAATCCAGATGCGGATAACTGTTGCTACGTTAGTACCCAACGCCCTAACCTTGATGAAGTCCAGCCGTGAGCCTTCCACCGCACCTGCTGTTTCAATCGGGCCGTAGATCGTGCCAGCGGTCAGGTCTGTGGTGGTGTTGGCTGTTAGGCCGGGAGTACCTGCAGTTGCGGCTGTTCCACTAACCCAAGTATTAACAGGTATTAGCGGAAAAATAGGGTTTGTATTCTGTGCCATTTACATTGCTCCAATTGACCAAGATTGTAATTTAGGAATAGGGGATGATGTACCACCACCGCCACCTGCTTGAAAGGTCGCGGCTACGTTAGGGCCATTGGATGTTAGTACTTGCCCTGCTGTGCCAAAGTTGTTACTTGCTACAACAGCATACTCAGCGGGGTACGTGACAAAGACGTCTTTGGTGCCTGCGGAGAATGTAACAAGCGACCCAGAGTTGCTGGACTCTAAAACAGTGTCTCGACTAAGCGTAGTTCCGGAAGACGTGTAGGTGCCAATGCCAACCTCCCACTCCGTAGAGGGGGACTGGCCGACAATGGCGTAGTAGGTTACGTTGGCATCGCCAACAACCGAAAAAGATTGAAAGCCAGAAACCGCGCCCGCTAAAGTTAAGGTGCCTGTGCCAGCCGTAGTGCTGGTTTCTTTTACCCTGTCTTTAAGAACCAAAGGCATTACTACTCCTTAAAAACAGACACCCGCCTTGGCGGGTGCTGTGCTTTGCTTAAACCATCACCCCATTAACCAGCCAAGGAGAATGTGTATGTAACGTTCAATGTGTCGCCAGAAACCACACTGCGGTCGCCGGGAGACTGGAAGTCAGCGGCAGAAAACAAAGTGCCTGTTGAACCACCAGCGGTGCTGTTGCTCACCAAGAAAGCCCCACCCACAGTCTGCGTTGCATTGATTGAAAAAGAAGCAGGAGATGCAGTGTTGGTCACAACTGATGGGTTGGCATTGGTAGCCGCAGTAAAAGTAGCGGTAGGACGAGCGCCAGTGTAAGGAGTTACCTCAGTCCAACCAGCGTGAGATGACATGGTGTCACCAGCGGCAGGGGTGTTAGAAGCGCCAGCGCCGTACAAACCGATGTACCAAGTGGTAATCTGAGTTGTGCTTGTCAAAGCTGTGCCAGCCATGTACTGAAGACCAACGTTCACAACGAGGTTGCTTTCTTCAGCAGACCACTTGAGGATGCCGTCCTTGTCATAGCATTCCATAAGGAAGCGACCTGTGGCTTTAGCCACTTCAGTGTTTTTAGTGCCAGCAACCAAACCGCTATTCACGGCATCAGAGGCTTTTGCAATTTCATTTGACATGATATTTCCTTAATTTGAAGAGCGAATTAACGCGGTTGTCGCCGTATTAGATGGCATGGTTACGAGGAAAGAGCTGGATGTTTTGTCTGAGCCAAAGTCCAACACCGCCACTGATCTGTTTGCCTTGGTAACATTGTAGATCAAAGCGCACCGCGCTGTCACTGCCGCACCAAAAGCTGCATTGTTAAAGTTCACGTATGCGGTGTAGCCATCAGAATTAATGGTCACGCCAGTCAACGCAATCCCACCTGCCACATAGCCACCGCCCGTCACCTCATTGGTAACGCTGTAAACCGTTGTGGCCTCGTTTAAATCTGCGCTAGCTGTGTACAGAGCAATATTGAACGTGTCTGTCGTAAAGTCATGCACGGCCTGATACAGCTCCTTTTTGAAGCTGGTGGTTTGCGTTTGGACAATAGAACTCATGAAACTTGAATCCTAAGTTGGCCGTCGCGGTAAGCATCCTGACGCTGTTTGCCATCACCCAAGTTCTTGAGCAGAGCAATCGCCTGCACATAGCGATCTTGATACAACTTAACCATGTCTGCCTCACCCTTCATGTAGGTGACTGCCTCGCACATCGTTCCATACAACAATGCAGAGTCAAAGTTATCACCCAACCAAGTCTGGCCAGCAGTCACAATGGATTCTGGGTAGTAGTAAAAATGCAACTCAACACCGTAGTTGGTATTTGGTGTAGGGCCAAGGATAAACGACAGCTCTTTGGAATCAGATGTTGACGGGCCAAAGATGGCGTAATGCTTTGGAAGACCTGTTGCAGATGCGCTGGGATATGCTTCACGGATGAAGTTCACATCTTTGTTTAACAAATAAACATAGTCGCCGTTGGTGTCAATCACTGCTAAAGAATATGTAGACAGGAAGTCGCCGGGAGCAGACAAGTATTTATTGTTTGCCGACAAAGTACCCGTCATGTTTCTACGCAAATTAGCAATCTGAACAGTGTTGTAAATACGCTGCTCCGCCTGCCGAATGAACGTGTCCATATCCACCGTGGGAAACGTGTTCTCACAGTAATCTGAAACCAACGTGACGAGTTCGTTGTATGTCATGCCATTGGGCCTTTACTCATAACGCCTTTAGTGGCCGCACCAGTACCACGCATCTTGATACCAGTTGTCTTAGTTGCTGGCTGTGCACGGCGACTAATATTTCCAACAGACATATTGACGGTATTGGCATCGCTGTGGTCAGGGCCAGAACCCGGATTGTCGGAAGCCTTAACAACCTTACCAGTCATTGTGTGCGGAGGAGCATAAACTTTGGCATCGCCAACTTCTTTGCCCATCATTTGTTTGCTGTATTTAGCCATATTAGCCTCGCTTTTGTGCTGCAATTTTAGCCAAATTACGGCCCATTGTTTTCATGTTGGCGTTGGTTTTACCCTTACCTTTACCTTTGCCGCCGTGCATCATTTTGGCAACGGGGCCGCTGTCACCATAGTTTTTACCCTCGGTCTTGCCTTTTTTAGCAATGCCGTCTGCTGATTTTGTAAATGCCATGTTTAAACTCCTTAAGATATAGAGACTGTACCAACAAATGTCGTTGCCACCAAGTAGTTGGGGGTCAATTCTGCATCAAAAAATCTAGATCCACC